ACTCAAGAGTAAAGGCACCGAACGGCATGGTAAGAAAGAACGTTATTCGGTTTAATCAAATCCTTGATGAAGAAGTGAGAAAGACGAAATGAGCGACCCGACAATCGATGACGCACTAACTCAAGCATATATAGCAGGCGGGTTTAGTAGCACTAGCACTGAGTTTCCCAATATGAAGTTCGAACCGGTTGTGGGCAAGGACTGGAACGCTATCCACTTAATCCCTGCTAATTCATCGCAAGCTAGTTTTGGTCGTGCAGGTCGAGACCTTGAGCAAGGCATCTTTCAAGTGACACTAGCAACGCCTAGATTTAAAGGTGACGGCAATATACTAGCAAGGGCGCGATTACTAAAAAGCTACTTTCAACAAAACAACAAATTGACTAACAACGGTACAGAAGTGTCAATCACCACTATTACGATTAATCAATCGTTTATTAGTGGCGACTGGTACAAAGTGCCTGTTTCAATAAACTACAAAGCATATCTAACAAGAGGATAACATCATGGCTGATGGTTCAAATTTTACACCCTATTACGTGGCTGAGACATCTTTTGGTGTTACTCCACTTACACCAACATTTACACCCATTCCATTTTCGACATTTACACTTGCTGAGAGTCGCGATTCTATAGAATCAGCTAACATCAAGGCAGGTCGCTTTGCGTCAAAGCCTGTGCTTGGCGGGACGCAGGTTGGTGGCGATATTAACGTTGACTTAACCTATGGCGACTTTGACCCGTTTATTGAGGCGGCAATGGGTGGCACATGGACAGCGGATGAGTTAAAAGCAGGCTCGTTAAGACGCTCGTTTACTATTCCAGGGTTCCAGTCTGATTTAGTTGGCGCTGAAAAATATCGCGTATTCCGTGGAATGAATATAAACACATTCTCACTGTCAGTAACAACAGACGCTATTATTACAGCGGTGTTTGGTTGTATTGGTAAGGAAGAAAAGTTCGAAGACCTGTCAGGCGAGGTATTTAACAGCGCATCGTCTGCGGCTACTTTTGATTCGTTCAGTGGCTCAATCCTTGAGGGTGGTTCGTCAATCGGCACGGTGACAGAAGTTTCTATTACCCTTGATAACGGCATGACGAGAAAGCCTACCATCTTCACAGGTAAAGAGGCGGCAGAGCCATCGCAGGGACTATCAAAAGTCACAGGCAATCTAACTGTCTACTTTGAAAATAAAACGCTAAGAGAGAAGTATTTAAACTCCACTGATTCATCTATCGAGTTTACTATTGCCAACTCTCAAGGCTCTTACACGTTCACTATGCCAATTGTAACCTACACAAGCGGCCAACCTGACATTCAAGGGCCAGACGCAATAACGCTATCAATGGCGTTTGAGGCTACATTCGACCCATCAGAAGGTTCACACCTAATCATCACAAGAGCGAGCGCTTAACATGGGTTCAATGAAAGATTATTTCATTAAAGATAAGGCCGAAGAAGGGCAACGCGTAGACCTGCACTTGCCAACCGGTGAAAAGACCGATGACTATATCGTTATTCGGTCTATTCATTCTGAAACCTTCATCAGCGCAATGAACAAAGCAAAGCAAGACTTTATGCTCGCTAGAATTGAAAATGAAGATGCTGAAATTGACAACAACAAGGTTTTAGCATCGCTCATTAAATCATGGTCGTTTGATGAAGAATTAACACCAGAAAGTGCAACTGAGTTTCTAACTAACGCGCCACAGGTGGGCGAGCAAATAAACAAACTCGCGGCAGATGCCAAGTTTCACTACGGAAAAAAGTCAAAAGACTCATAGAGTACGCTGAGCGCCAGTTTAAACTGCTTGTCCCATCGGGTACATCAACCTTGGGCGAGCAGTTGCGTAGCGTTGAGAAGCAGACAGGGAAAACGCCAGAACTACTAAAAATACCACCCTTGCCAGAGGAATTAGAATACCTATGGGAAAAGTATATTGACGTAAAGAAAGGGTGTGAACTGGTTAACTATGAGTCATTAAGCGCATACATTAACGTCACTAAGATACCAATCGCTCCATTTGAGTCTGATTGTTTGATTAGAATAGACAAGAAACGAATCGAGGTCTTACAAGATGGCAGAAACGGCTAATCTACAAATAAAAGTGTCATCAACTGGCGTTACTAAAGCTACGGACGACTTAGATAAATTAACCAAAGCCTCATCAGGTGTAGAAAAGGCATCAACGAAATCACAAAAGGCAATAGGCGGTATTGGTCGCTCAGCAGGTCAAGCAGGCATCCAAGTTCAGCAATTTGTCGGACAAATTCAAGGCGGTCAATCCGCTATGCTTGCCCTATCGCAACAGTCTGCCGACTTAGGCTTTGTGTTAGGCGCGCCGTTGCTTGGTGCGGTTGTTGGTATTAGCGCCAGTTTAATCGGTATGGCAACAGGATTAGGTCAGGCACAAAGCGCAACTAGCTTACTTGATTCGGCTATCGATTCGCTAAACGGTACGATCACATCTAATGACGGCGTACTGACATTCACAAAAGAGATAAAAGAACTCGCAAAGGAAAGTGAAACGGCGGCTAGATTGCTACTGGCTACTGCTGAAAGCAAATCTAGGCAAGCAGGAGAAGCGGCGGCTACAGGTATTGCGGAAATATTCAATGACACGTTTGATGTCACTTTTTTGCAAAGTAGTTTTGACTCACTTGTTAAAGTAGCAGGTACAGCCGAAGGTGTTGGCTACAGTCTATCTCAAGAATACAAAGAGATAGGTGAGCAACTAGGTTTTACAGGTAGCGAGGCGAGACAAGCGGGTGTTGATATTCTTGTATCATTGCGAGATATGCAAGAGGCTATATCAGCAGGCACACCAGACGCAACGTCTAAAATAATTGCTTTCCAAGAGTCAATCAGCGCACTCGCTGACTCAAACCAAGGTGAAGCTAGAGAGCAAATACTAAAATTTGCATCTGGAATTGAGGAATACGTAAAAAAAGCTCAGAAAGCGGCGAGAGCATCAGAGTTATTAAAAACCGCACTAAACTCATCACCAGAAGATTTAACTGCCGTTATTTCAAAAGAAGACACAAAGTCGCTAATCGAATATCTACAAGTGTCACAAGACGCTTACAAAGCAATACCCGACTCGATAGCACAATACGAAAACGCACTATCTAGCCTTGGCAACTCGCTTGAATATCAAATCATCGCAATGGAACAAGGCGCAAAGGCGGCTTATGAATATCAAGTTGCACAAAGACTAGGCTTTGAATCAATCGAGCAAGCACCAGAGGCGATACAAAACCAAATAGACAAGTTGTTTGAGCTAAAGGACGCACAAAGCCAACTAAAAGAAACTCAGGAAGAAATAACCGATTCATCACTTAGAATGTTTGAATCAATACAGCAAAACGTGGTTCAAGGTCTAGGCGACGCAACGGCAACCGCTCTAGTTGATATGCAAAACTTAGGAGAGGGTGTTAAAGGTGTATTACGTGGCGCTATAAAACAGGCTATATCATTGCTTGTTCAACTTGGTGTACAAAGATTAATACAATCACAGATAAACATAGCGGCAACAACAGCTGAGGCAACAGCGGCTGTTTCAGCGGGTGCGTCAATTGCCACTGCTATGGCTCCGGCGGCGACAGCAACAACTATTGCCACAGGTGGTGCAAACTTAACTGCCGCATCAGCGCAGGCGCCACTTTTTGCAAGTGCTTTTGCTGCAATGTCTTCAATTGCATCTGGCTCATTATCAACCGTAGCTAGAGCATCAGGAGGTGACTTACAAGGCGGTCAAAACTCGTACATTGCAGAGAATGGTTTAGAAGTATTCGCCCCAAACAAAAACGGTCGTGTATTCAACAAGCAAGACGTTCAAGACATGATCAATGGCAATAAATCATCATCAAGCAGTGTTTTTAATATTACAACCAATCAGAGTTTTGAAGACTGGTTCGAGAATGGCGGTTCAGCTAAAATAGAACGCATGTTAAATAGAGCGGGCGAGTTATGAATATATTCCCTAGTGAGTTTGTAGATAGCGAAAAAGTGTCAATAGACAGCTTAACAGAAACAGTCTACACCAAGTATTCAATGAATATACAAACAGCACAGTACGGCTCACCTCATCAGTGGATTATAGAAATAACAACGCCACCAATGGAGCCAAGAGAGGCTAGGCGGTTCAATGCGTTTATTAATTCGGTTGGTGGTCGTCATGGCCTTATATCATTAGAGTGTCCGTTACCTTTAATGGGTGAAGGTTTGAGTGACCTGAGCGCGACAGGCTTAAAAGGTGACTCAAGTGTTGCCGTGACAACCTCAAGAACTGGCATCCCTTTGTTGGCGGGTGACTTTTTCAAATACAACAACCACGATAAAGCATACCAATGCACAAAGGATTATGTAATTGGCTCAGACTTGGAATTTTACCCACCGCTTAGGCAGGACGTGACAGGCGCTACAATTGAGCCTGCCGTATTTATCGCACGATTAAATTCAGATTCTAATGGCTACTCGCAAGACGCTAAAAAGTACCTAGTAACGCAGACCGTGGAGCTAGAAGAAAATGTCTAAACTGATAGAGATAGAAACCGACCAAGGCACGACCTATTTATCAACCTCTCAAATCGATGTTGAGTACAACGGCAACACCTATCAAGGTGGTTATGTATCTACAGTATCGAAAGTTGAGCAGGCGGGCAGTGTTGAAAGTGGGAAATTAACCGTTAGATTCTCAGGCGTTGACCAATCTGTTATAAGCCTGTTTGAAAACGAATCGTGGAGAAATAGACCATGCAAAATACTGTCATGTGATATTTCGGATAACTGGGCAGTATCAAATGTAAAAGACTATTACCAATCTGATATGGTTGCCGTTGATTACTCATTAGGTAGAAAAACATCAACAGTAAACCTTACCTGCAAAGGGCTTTACGGCTCAATAAATCAAGCTAATGCGCCAGATTTAGGCATTATCTACGCACAATACATTTCTGACGATGTTACGCAATATTTCGGCAAAGCATCAGGTACACAAACTAGGCGCTCTGGTAAGCCAGGGCATAGACCACCTATATTAGATTAAGGATAGAAAATGGGACTTTTAACAGGTTTTTATGAGTGGGTATTACCAGATGTACCTGAGCCACCTAAACCGAAAGTAACAGGCAGTGAGTTTCAAATTCAAAGACCTGAGAAGTGTCAATTCGTTTACGGCGAGTTTGTTAGAATTGAGCCACACATTGTGCGCTCTGAAACAATAACAACCTCAACGCAAACTGGGAACACAATAGATAACAATGTACTAGTTTTACAACTCGTTTGGTCAGAGGGTGAAATAGAATCAATTGACGAGCTGTTTTTGGATGACCTAGAAGTTAACAGCGGTAACTTTTCATACGAGGCAGGAACAACATCAAACGGTTTTGATTTCGGTGGAAGGGTTGTCGATTGGGTTCATGTACTGGACGGTGCAGAATATAACACAGAGGTTGGCTCGACCCTACTACCAACATTCAAAGGCTACGGCAACGCATACACAATATTGATGCTTTCTTATGATGAAGCATTGATGCCAGCCAAACCAAGAATAACAGCTAGCGGATTCGGCAAAAAAATCAGGAATTTGCAATCTGGTCTTACTGAATACTCAGCAAACCCAATTGATGTTTACTATGACTATTGCACAAACGCACACGGCGGAAGAATACCAACAGATAAGTTTATCCTTTCTAACCTACAAGATGAAAGAGCATTTTGTAAAACGCAGGTCACAAACTCAGACGGTGATGAACAGGACTTAATGACATTCAACGGCGTTATTGATGGTAACAAACGCGCAGTTGATAACATTAACGAAATCAGAAAGCAGTTACGAGTATTCATGCCACTGATTGAAGGTAAGTATCATGTACTGATAGAAAGACCTAGACCGGTCGAAAACTTCATTATTGACGATAACAACAAGATGTCAGACTGGGAAGTATCGAACGTAGACTCAGGCGACTTACTGTCAAAGGTTATTGTTAAGTTCAACGACCGCGCACAAATGGGCAAAGAGGCTAAAATAAGCTACCCAGAAGACGGTACAGACGATAATACAATTACAGTAACCCTATCTGGCGTAAACAACGCTTACGAGGCTAAACAGTATGCTTACGTCGTTTATTTACGTTCTATATCTTCACGCACTGCGTCAGGCTCTGTGGATAAGTCTGCCTTGCCTTACAACGTCGGCTCAATCATAAAGTACACCGAGCCTCGCTTGGGGATGGCTGAGAAAAACTGGCTCATTACTCGCAAAAGCGTGAAAGATAATGTTGTTGATTTTGAATTGCTTGAATATGACGAAAGCATATACCCGTGGGTTGCTCATCCAATCCCTGTTTACCCTATTGCAAATGTGCCAAGTAACCGATTAGTAGATAAACCGACTAACATTGTAAAGTCTGAGATTAACGGTGACACGGTTATAACATGGGACAGTGACTACGCAGATTTTGACCTGCAAAAAATCGTAGGCGGTGTGCTAACAGACTTAGGCACAACATCAAACAAATTTATAAACCTTGGTAATTTACCACAAGGCAATCATTCAATTATGCTACGAGCGGTCAACGGCTTTAACTATGCCTCTGACTGGACTGAGTTTGCCTTTGTCGTAAACACACCCGCTATTCCAACTGGCTTAACCGTCACAGACGCTTACATTGAATGGGGACACCCTAACTTAACCGACGTTGCTGAATTCATCATTGAAACAACCGAGTTAACCGGCAATAACATTGTTGCTTACTCTCAACCACCATCAAGCAACGGTACACAACGGCTTGAGATAACCGGCATAAAATCTGGTGATTATGACGTTTCAGTAAAAGCAAAGGGGCTTAATAATCTTTTATCCCTACCCGCCACACTAACCAACGCACAAATAGACGGCGTACAAGGCACGGTAAACGATGCAGTAGATGTTGCTGTTTCAGGCTTTGCATCAGACCCGCACACATGGACAGCGCTTAATAACTTTACAGGTGGACTTCAAAAAGACGGAGTTGATGTTTTAAAGGTGGGCGATTATGGGGTTGGCTCAAACAGCAAGCTATCAGATGACTTAAACACACCTATCAACCAGGACGGCTTTGAAAAGTATTTCACACTATCAAACTCAGCAAACAACCCATTCAAT